AGTCTATCATCTTGTATATTACTAAGTGATATCAAAGCTGACCTACGAACACCACCTACAACAACAACTTCTCCTATCTTACAAACTAAATCATGACACTCAAGAGCGTCAAGCTTTCTACCAGAAGCGTTTTTAAATGTGGTAATTGCAAAGTCAAACAAATCTACAAGAGGTTGTGGACCACTTGCTCGACCACCAAATGTTTTAAGTCTAGCACCTGCAGGTCTTACTCTTGTTACATCTATCTTTGGAACTTGACCACCATACAACATGCCAAGTAATTCTCTCAAAGATTTTGCCCAACCAGTTCTACTATCTTGAACTACAACAACAGTATCACTATCTTCAAATTCTTCAGCAATAGTTGGTAGTTGTTCTACATAATCTCTTTCAACAGAAAAACCAACACCAGTGCCACACATAAGTATGTACATTATTTCATCAAAGCTTCTTACATCATTGATAGGAATATAACTACAATTATAACCAGCGGTATGGTCTTTAGATAAAGCATTACCTGCCGTCATCAAAGCTCTCATAGAAGGCATGATACCTAAACTAAGAACTGCGTTTTCTAAATCAGCTCTTAACTCTTTTGTCAAAGTATACTTATTGTTTTCTTTTAAATGTTCCTGCATAAAGTCAAAGTATCTGGACACAGTTTCATCCCAAGTTTCTCTTCTTTTTTCTGACTCAACAAATCTCGCATATCTAGATGCATGAATAAATTGTTGATAGGTCGTTGGTAAATAATTATTATTAGTCATTTGTTTCTCCTTCCGATAATTCACCTGCAATAGAACTATAACCTACCATATCAATATAATCATCTGTGTTATGTGAACCTGCTTTAGTTCTTGCAACTTTTAATAATACCATCATCAATGCGACATCACGACCACTAATGTCTCTGTCAAGATAGGCTGACCACATCTTTGCTATATTATCATGATTTATTTTTTTATTACCATGTGTCAACTCCCTATCAGTAGACACAATATCTTTTGCTTTATCAATGTATGCTTGGGTCTTCATCTTTTGTTTTTCCTTTCGCTAATCTATCTATTAATTCCATCTCCATTTCTCTAGCCCCTATGTAATATAAAAGCTCTGGATTGTGAGTAACCAACCAACGAATACCATATGATATAGTATCAACTGATGGGTCTTCAGTATAGTTTATCATTTCTAAACCTACATCTCCCTGCCTAGGTGTATTAGGTGTAAGTATTATATAAGCTTTTTCTTTAGTTATCTTCATTATCTCATCCAATCTAAAGGTATATCTTTATCGCACCAAATAAAATTATTAGCTTCGCACCAATCACTATACTTAGTTTTAGAACCCTTTCTTATTTTGTTGTTTGCATTCATAAAACAAAAACGAATATCAAAATCTGTTTGGTCTTGTATCCATAAATGTTTCTTTCTGTCTTCGATAGTTAATCTTCCTTTTAACTCAACGAATATCTTTGTCTTTGGAAAGTATAAGTCTGGAAGATAAGTTCTATCAATAGCAGGTTGAACATAATCAATCTCATACTCTTCATACTTATACTTTATCTTTTTCTTTTTAATCTCGTTAACAATGTTCTCTTCAAACTTAGAGCGATATCGGACCTTCATCTATCATTTTCTCTCTTCTTAATTGTCTAGCACTAGGTGTCGCACTTTGTTGTAAGTCTTCAAATGCCCAATGTGGATTTCTTTTTAATCTTTTCATTACCCATTTAAAAGACCAAGCACTTAAGTGTAGTTGAAAGTTATGCATATAGTGAGTTTGTGTAGGCATTAAACTTAATATATTATTAATATTAACTTTCTTTTGTTCTTCTTCTGGAAGTAAAGACTTCATCCATAAAACCAAAAACTCTTTTGCTCTTCGTCTTAATACTTTAATTTTTTTTCTGTTCATACTGTTCCGTTATCTCCTCAACCTTTGGTAAGTTTGCTACCGTAGTCATAAATACATTTGAGTTGGCATACTTGAACACCCTGAGTCCGTCGCCATTATTAGAATCAGCATGACAAACAAACTTATGAGGACAGTACACGCACCCAACAGGAAGCTTGAAGTTTCCAGTCTTGTCGTGAGGAATCGGCTCATAACATTTTTCAGGTGGTTCATTTTTACTTAGTTTCTCCTTTAAGTTTTTAATTAAATCTTTTGCATTTGGTTTCATTAGTTCATCTGGTCTAAACAATGCAATCTCTCCAGACGATTTGTTTACTGCAAGTAGTCCACCATTATTAGTGCCTTCATTATACTCATAACCTGCGACTTGTGCAATGTATCCGAATGGGTCGTCTTCATACAGAGTTCCATTCTTAAACTTCTTAAATGACATAGCAGATGCAGACTTAACATCAACAACTTCTCCATCAATCTTACAGTCCATGTGACCATTAACATCTTCTAATTGTACTTTCTTTTGTTGGTCAGTAACTTTATGTCCTGCAACTTCAACAAGAAATAATAGTAAGTGTTCTAGTACATGACCATATAAAAACTTTAGTTGCGTTGATGGGTCATATACTTCTTCTTTATCATCTCTTTGTAAATGATTATCATACCAAAGTTGTCTAGCAGGTCGACCAATAACAGACATTCGTAAACCTTTACCAGAACTTTTTCTTGGTTGTAACCAATCTAGTAAAGCAAGTTTAGTATTGTTTAAGAACTTATCTATCTGTTCTTCTTTTACATCAGGTGCTTTACCACTTGATATACCAACAAGTATATCATTTATATCATCAACTAATGTATCTAAATTTTTAGTGTGTTTCTTGCCAGTTGTTTCCATATTTATATTCTCCATTTAAAGGACATCTAATTCCTAGTTCTTTACCTGCGTTGATAATAGAGTCAACTGCAAGATTACCAAAGTCTTCTGCTTGAGTTTCTAATACTTCATATTGAAACTCGTCGTGTACATTAGCGACTGGTCTTGCGTTTAGTTTATGTTTACTAACTTGTTCTTCTAAAAGAATTAAAGCTTTCTTCATAACTATCGCCCCTCCTCCTTGTATTAAGGTGTTGAGGGCGGAGTGTCGGTTTCGGATTCTGAGTTTTCTTCCGTCGATTCCTTTGAGCCAACCTTTTCCAGTAGCTTTGTCCACTCGCTTTCTAAAGTTTGCAAGGGCTGGAGTACGGCTGAGAAATCTGCTTTTAATCGCTTTGCCATGATTTCTAGACCCTCCGCAGATAGCTCCGAGTTTTTCGTCACCTGCCCCATAAATGAAGGCATAGATGAAAGTCTTTGCTTGGTCTCTTGTGCTAAGACCTGCAAGATTTTGATTTGTTGTGTGTATATCTCCATTAATGATAGCATCTATATATTCCTTATCGTTCATATAGTGGGACAATATTCTTAACTCAAGTCCAGAAGCATCTACTCCCACTAATTTGTAGCCTTCTGGAACTACCCATAGTTCTCTGCATTCTTTACCGTAGGGAGAATACACTGCAGGAACTTGAGCCATGTTGGGCGACTGGTGACTCATTCTACCAGTGATAGCACCATTGGTTATCACTCTTCCGTGTACTCTCCCATCTTCTGCTACTGCTTCCACCCAAGATTCAACTTGAGCTATTCGTTTCTGCAGTAGTAGAAACTCTTTGATAAGTTCTGCTTCTGGTATATCTGTAATACCTTGTAGAACTTTCTCATCTACTATTGGTTGTCCGTGTTCAGTAAACTTAGTCGGCTTCCAACCAAAGTATCTTAAGTATCTTGCAATCTGTTGTCGACTACCAAGATTAAACTCTTTCATTTCTATGAGAGAAAAATCTCCCATAACATTTTCCCACCCCTGTCCCAGACTATTCAGTCCTACCGTACTAAGAGAACCGTCTTTACGATAACGAGGTTTTACTATCTTGACAAAGGTCGGCAGTGGTATAAATCGTTCTCTAACCTTTTGTTCAATTTCATTTATCTTCTCTCTTAACTTACCTAACAAAAGGTCTGCCTTCGTTACATCAAAAAGAAAACCATTGTTCTCTTGTTGTGTGATTATCCTAGCTATATCGTGTTCTAGTCTAATCGCCTCACGAGAAAAGTCTGGATTATGTTTAATCAAATAACCAAGAACTCTTTCCGTAAGTTCTACATCTCTGATACAATACTCAAGCATCTCATCAGAGTATTCAGAGAAATCTTTAAAGTCTAATTTACCAAACTTCAATCTTTCTCCAAAAGATTTTAACGAATGTCCGCCCTCTCTAACTGGGTCAAACAATCTTGACAGGACTAAAGTATCAATAACTTTACCCTTCTCATGTAAGTCAACACCAATAATCTTTTTAATAACTGGTGCATCAAATCCTATAATGTTATGCCCAACGAACTCATCATACCTACCAATATAAGAACTAAACTTATCAAGCTCATCTTCTTTAAAGTATGTGATTTGTTTGTCGTCTTTACATACAATAAGAAAAATTCTATCTGGTAATAGATTTGTAATAGCAGTTGTTTCAACATCTAAAAATACTCGCATCAATCTCGCCCTTGTTATAGTGTTTCATCTTCAAACTCTTCGCCAGTTGGTTTCTCGGTCTCGTGTAGTCTACCAGTTTCTTTATCATAGTATAGATATGTAGCTGGGCCAGTCATACCTATGAACCTATTCTTTAATACTCTTACGCAAGTTGTATTCCTTACAGTAGGACTATCATTCTGTGCATCTCTTTCAAGACCAATAACCATATCAGATAACTGACCGATAGAAGCCGAACCTCTTAGTT